TGATAGGGAGTGTTCTTTCCAAAAGTGTTCTGATAAAAAATCAGCTATCTGTTTGCCATTTTCAGGAGTGGCTAATACAGATTTTAAAGATAGGTTCATGCAAGTTTTTTAGCTATGTCTTCTCCAAACTTTTGCATTTTGTACATTTCACGAGCACCCATAAGTCTTTGTTCATATTCATCTTGAGGATCAGCACCAGCCATAATACCCATACCTCTTACTGCCGCTGAGTTGGTTACAAACTCACCATCGCTCAACATAGCTGGAATTTCATCGCCTTTCTCACCACCTGGCCCAGTAACAAGTTGGTCTCTTTCTACAAAAGTCCCATCTTTAGCATAGAGTTGACTGGCTATACGCCTAGGCTGTAGATCGTCTATAAAAGTAGCTTCTCTTGGAGGTGCTACCAATGGAGAAAAAGGCACGCCTTTAGCTTGCGCATAAATTTTAGATACTTCAGATGGATAGAACCTATAAACATCTGGTGTTACATCTTTGGCATCGATACTAATTCTAGCACCTGGTTTTGTATCACTGTAACCTAAAGAACCTATGCCAGACTTTGCACCATAAGCTTTAGCAAGAGCAGTAGCCATATCTTCTTCTGTGCCTTCGCCTGTATCTACGCCTAAAATATTTTCTAGATAATCGTTAATATCAAAATCTAAATTGTAATTAAGGTTTGCCAAGCCTCCTCCGTTATATCTTTGTAATTGAGGTATGCTTGCTTGAGATCCTCTAATTATTTGGCTTCTTACAAGTGGAGAGAAATCATTAGCTTCTGCAACAAGAGATAACATTTCTCCTATTTTTTCCATGTCAGATTTTTTTTCTTTATCCTCTTCTTCTTTTTTATTAACTTCTTCTAGATCTTCTTCTGCTTCATCTTGTGCATCTTTATCAAACACATCATTGAAATCAATATCTTTACCTGTATCTATATTAGGAATATCAATATTCATAGATGGTATACCTCCACCAGGCAATAAGCCAACAGCATCGCCTCTTGCATATCCTCTTAATTCGTAAATTTTTTCAAGGTTACTTTTATTTTGCATATTTTAAATAGTTTACTTTATGAAAACTTAGTTCTCTTTCTTCTGTCTGACATAACTGCACCACAGCCTTTATGCATACGAGATACTATACCACCATTTTTCTTTTTTATTATAGTCTTAACATTGGTTGGTTTGCCACCGGGATTACCGGCCGCACGTTTTCTACTAACTGCACTACGCCTTTGAGCTGCTGTCATGGCTTTAGCTTTGGCTCTTGGTACACACTTTGGATACTTTCTTTTGCTACTTTTAGCAGACTTACGACCACACTTTTGAAACTTACCTTTTTTCTTAGGTGCACCTATGTCCACCCAATCTCCCTTTGGCCCTTTACCAAACCATTCAGTTAAGCCTCCAGTCGGTTTAGCCATTATCTATATCCACCACCACGTTTTTTGTAAGTTCTAACAAGCCAAGCATTAGCATATGCGCTTGGATATACTTTAAATTTTCTTTTAGCTTCAGCCTTTACCCTAGAATATAATGATGGATTAGTAGGCGTAGCTCCTTTTTTCTTAGTTGTTTTTCTTTTTTTTGCAGGCATATTTTGCTCCCGATTATAATGTTAAGGTGATATCACCATTAGTTTTAATACTTATATTACCAAGTTCTGCGCTAGCTTCAAACCCATGTGGATCTACAGGCGTGTGTAAATCTACCCATTTGTTGCCAGTATAGACTTGCAATACACCAATAGATGTATTCCAAATGATATCTCCAGCGTTAAAATTTAGTATGCCTATTTGAGCATCAGTAAACTGAGGCGTGCTATTAGGATCAAATTGATTGAGATTTAATTCTAGTATTCTTACTAAACGATTAAAAACTGGCGCGTCTACATCATCGACTGCTAATGGTAATCTAGTGTTAAGAAGCTTTGCCATTTATCTTCTACCATCAGTTCTTATATCAAACCTATTTACTCCTAGTCTCCATTTAAAACCAAGTCTTGCTCCTGTATCAGCGTCATCATCAGATTGCACTCTTAATACCATTTGTCTGCCTCGTGCACGAACAAAACTTTGTTGTGTAGAACTCGTGATGTTGTTAGTTGAACTTGTAGTTAAGCTTTCTCCCGGAAAATTTCTAGTTTTTAAAACAAAGTTTATTTGTCCTGTAGTTGGAGTGTCGCCAAAAAATTTAACATCAGGAATAATTCTGCTAACAAATCCAAACTGTTCGCCTTGTTCTATATCCATATCACCAGATTCAATAAATACATTGTCCATTGGCACACCGTCTGCATCGTCTCCACTTTCATGGTTGTATAAAATACTGCTGTTACTAGATCCTTCAGTAGCAAGAGGATTATTAAATATACCTTCGTCTAACCAAGCTGTTCTAGATAGTTGACCTATGCTCCAAACATTCTCTAAGTAGTTATAATTAATGTATCTGTCAATATCATCACTACCGCTAGATGCATAGAACCATCCTATTTCATTAAACTCTTTATTGCTGAAAGCAAATATTTTAAAAGACTGAGTATTGTTTAAATCGTCTAAAACGTAATTTAAGACGCTACAAGGCACTCTTTGAACTGAGCCAGTGTATTTGTAGAAACCATCTCTTGCCATCCAATACACGCCATCTGGTGCGTTTACAGCAGCATTTGGCGATATCATGCCAACATTTTCGTTAATGAGGTTCACACCAAAAGTAAAAGGCGCACCTATAAACTGCATGGAATATAAAGATGTGTCTGTCCAAACAAGTATTTCTTGTCTTGCTCTAAGGCCTCCAACTATCTGTGAGCCTGAAGAAAGTCTTATGTCACCTGCTGTATTGGTAGCAGTTGGCTCCCACTCTGTAGCACTTTCTTGGTCGCTAAATGCTATTAGCAAAGGATCAGACGATCCAGTTCTAGCACTACCAACTATTGGGTCAGCACCTAAAACTATTACATGCCTATCAATATCACTAACGATGGTTTGCAATCCAACGGTGGGTGCTAAGTTTGCGCCAGCCAATGATGTTATGTTGACTGCTCTAGTGCTTAGTCCAGATGATTCGTCCCAAAAGAAAATACCACCAGCTCTTGGATTAATAATTAAGTCTTCACCAAACGCATCATGTGACCACAATCTTAATTGATTAGCAAAACTAACAGCAGCCGCAGATCCCCAAGTACCATCTCCCCAAGTGCTAACTCCCCAACCTGTTGATGGCAAGTAAACATTAAGTCCAGTGTTGATTTGATATTTACCTACAACTGAACTACCGCCATTACCACTATCAGATGCATTAGCTGTAACTGTAACCCCACTGGTGTTCTTCGCAGTTATCGTATAAGAGTTAGCATTTACTATGGTTGCTATCTGATACTCCTGATTGAGCACATTTGAATTAACATTACCGCCCAAACTAGATGCTCCACTGAAAGTTACAAAATCATTTGCTACTGCACCATGAGCAGTGTCTGCAACTGTAACGGTTGAAGATCCATTGGTTGCTGAAAAAGTTACATCGCCTGCCGCTGTTGTAGACCTAAGTGGAGTTATATCATTAAAACTATTACCCTCTTTTACATAATATTTTAAGTTTGTTCCCATACCTAAATATTGAGTTGAGTCAAGAGCCACCCATGCTGTTAGCGCACGGCAAGCACCTAAGAAAGTATTAATAGTATTTTTTGTCCAGCCACCTATTTTTTCTGGTAGTCCTTTTCTAAATCTAACTAAATTTCCATCAGTCCAACCGCTTTCTACCATGAGATCAGTCATCTCTTTGTTAATACCGGGATTAAATGTAAATTTATTTAGTGGCATTTATACCCCTGTCCAATCCTTGCCTTCAAACAATAAAGCTTCTGCTTCTCGTCTACGAATAAGACCATCATTTATTTTTCCATTCACTTTATTCCAACGCTTTATTTGATACGGAACTTCTTCGTATGAACCTTCATTTAAAACACGCAGTAATGAACTTTCGGATAAATTTGTTGGACCCAAATTGAAACACCATGATGTTAAGGCATCAAATTGATTTTGATGCAATGGCATTGTAACCATATCATTTACATAATTTCCATACTCATGTAACTCATCAATTAACATAATGTCTGCTTTTTCTTGCGACCACACATCACCCTCTTTAACTCCACGAGTTGAGCCCCAACCACATGTCCAAACTCCAGCTGCGCATTGATAAGCCTCTAGTTTGCAACCTTCAAATTTTTTTACTAATGAAATGCCTTCTTCTGATATAACCATATTAATAGTCTCCCCACACTTTGGTTTTTTTGCCACCGTCATATTCAACTGCATGGCCTTCGTTGATAAGAAGTTGACAAATATCTTTGCCATCTTCTGTATAAGGTATAGCAAGTATTCTGCCATACTTACCTTTGCCAAATGATTTTATACTTATAGATCCTGCACATAACTCTATTAATCTATCTTTGGCCGCTAGACCAAGTTTTTTTTCTGCTAAGTCTCGAGTCCTTGACTCAGGCGTGTCTATGCCTGCCAACCTGCAGCGTTGTTTATGCAGACGGACATCAAATCCTAAGTCAAGGGTAACATCAATAGTATCGCCATCAACCACTCTTTCAATGGTTGCTTTGTATACATATGGTTCTGGTTTACTGCTCATCTTTATTAGTAGTTACCTTTCTATAATACACAACCACGTCTTTTAGTTCTGTAATATATCTTTTTATCTCTTGCATATTGTAAGCCATAACTTCGTAATCAGGAATTGTCATAGCTAGAAACACTAACTCGCCTTCTTGTTTTTCTATTCTTGCAAGCTGTTCTTCCCAGTTTTCAGGCGTTACTGCAATCCACTGCAATTCTTTAAGATTTATTTCTCTAGGCATGATAGGTTGTACTATCTGCCTTTCAATAGGTTTAGCAGAAACTTGTATTTGTTTAGTTGGCAGTAGGCTGCAACTGCAAGCCATTATCAAGACTATCAACAGTGGTGCTGATTTTCTCAATGTCTTCCATAATGTGTTTTGTGCCATTATTTATTTTCCTTTCCATTTCAACTGGGTCAGCCAATATCTTTGAGGCCAACTCATAGTTCTGTATAAACTGAGTATATCTGTTAAGCTCTCTTTGAGCTATTTGACTTTTAACCGTAAGGTCTTGTAGCTGTTGTGTTTGTAGTTTGAAGTCTTCTTGTATAGATTTTATAGCTTCTTCTTGGGTGGCAACTGCACCTTTTAACGAAGCATTGTTTGCTACAAGTATTTGGTTTTGGCTGTAAAAATAATACGAAGCCACCATAAGTATTCCAATAACTCCTAGCAATACTTTACTCACCACCTGGCCTCATCATTAGTTGTTATTTCAAAATAATTTATTTTTTTCTTTTTAATTGCTTTTTTAAATTCTTTGTATAATTCTTCATGTGTTTTTTCAACAACATCATCTACATAGATAACTGCTTTTATTACATCTTTCTTAGCCATCTTCCATGCACCAACGCCAAGCATCATTATCTTGATGTAGAAATACTTGACATCTTTTATATTGTTCTCTCCATGCATCAGAATCAAACTTATCATTCCACTCTAAACTAGAGTCTTCTGCTATAGGTATAAATTTAGATTGAGTTGTACAACTAATTACAAAAATACTTGTTAATACTGCAAGCAATACTTTAGACATATGCATGTTAATGTAATATTTTTTCTTTTTCATCTTCTGTAATTATTATGTCAGTAAGTTCTCCAAGAACAATATAACCGTTTACTTCTGCAACTGTTTCAGCTTCTTCTATATTTTTTGCATGTATGTTTGGGCCTTCATATTCTTTTTCATCGTGTGTGAATTTAGTAATAAAAATTTTCACTTTCACCCTGCTAGTGGATTTTTATTGTCATCTTTAATTTCTTCTATTTGTTTATCAAGACTTTCTAAATCAGCTTTAATTGTTGCTATGTCAGTTTTAATATCTGTAACATCAGGAACATCTATGCTATCGACTGCTTTTTCTAAAAACTGCACAGATGTTTCTATGCTTGCAAAACGTTCTTCAATAACTTGTACGTTATCTTCTGCTTCGCTTATGCCACCAATCTTAGCCTCTAGATTTTCTAACCTATTAACATACTCAGCACCTTGATAGCCAAAGCCAGCAAGTGTGCCAACGATACCTACAAGTGCAATTATTTGTGTTGTTTTATTTTGTAACCAGTCC